TGGAGAGTCGTGCCGGTCGGCGCCGGAGTGGGCTTCACCTGGCCAGCGGTCGTCGAGGCCTGAGGGTTGAATCGCCACGAGGAGAGAGGGAACCATACGGCCGACGGGCCGATGGTGTTGACGTACACCTTGTACACGTCCTCGACCTCTTCGGGCAGAGGGTACTCATACCGTGCTGCGATCTTCGGGAACTCGAACTCACCGAACACCCAGAGGTCCGGGTGGGTACCGTTGATCGTGTCGTTGATCGCCTCCATGATCCGAGCCTTCGGATACATCGGGTCGTCGGTGACAAAGTCGTTGATCGAGTGGGTAGCAGCGGAAGTCCCTTCTACTCCCCGCCCGTTGACGCCACCGAGAACGGTGACGTTCCCCGAGGACTGATCGAAGGACTTGACCAGGATCAGTTCAGACCCGATCTCGACCAGACCTCGAGAGATGTTCGTCACCGTAGACGGATCCACCGTGAAGGTGGTGTCCGTCGCTGTCATGGGAGCAGCGAGGTACGAGATCGAAGCCTGATCCCTCGTGTACCCGAGAAGCTGTTGCTTGACTCGCGAGACAAGCTGATCGAAACTCGTAGCCATGTGTACTCCTTAGATCTCAAGCCAAGTGAAACCGAGTGACCAGCGTTCATCGACGTCGCCACCAGCGGGCATACGGACCACGACACCTTCGCCGGGGTGGCACACGAACAGAGAGGCCGACGGGGGAATGATCGCGACGCTCGCACTGGCTCCTGCCGCAGCAGCGGTGATCGCCGGGGGGATAGCCAGGATCGGGAGAGTTCCCGTCAGGGTAGCGGCAGGGTTGCCGGTCCTGACTTCGCAGATAGAGTTGGGCTGAAGGGTGTCGAACTTGTTGATGTTCGCCGCAGCGAGCTGGGTACCACCGCTGACGAGCGTGGCTCGCCAGACTTCCATGTTGACCGTGGGCCCAGTGGCCCCGGTCGCGTAAGGGAACGCGGTGAACTGAGCGAACGTGACGTTCTTCCCGGAACCGATCGGGTTGAACACCGACAGATAGTTGTTGGCCGTGGTCACCACGGCAGTATCCTCGATCAGCGTGGTGTACGGAAGTGCGCCCTCGGGGATGTTGGACACGGTGAGAGATCCGTCAGGCCTTACGCCGACTACATCCCCCGCTAGATCCTGGATAGAGACATTCATCTGAGCTGACATACTTACTCCTTGTGGGGGTTAGGAGTTCATCAGGCAGCGGCTACCGTAACGGTGACGGAGCCACCTCCCGTGACCGTAGTTCCGACTACGGCACGAGCGAATCGGTACGCGACACCAGACTTGCTGACGTCCTGATTGACGCCGGTGGCCAGGGTCGCGGACGTAGTCAGAGGGATCCAGTTGCTGTTGTCATGGGAGCCCTCGAGCCGAACCGTTCCGGCGGTAACGGTTCCGTTGACCAGCACTGCGGCACTGATGTTCGCTCGGGCCGACCCAAAGTCATAGGCCGTACCGTTGCCGGTCGTAGCGGTGGTCAGTGAGGTCACCGCCGCAGTGGTACCAGTAGCCACCAGGAGAGATGAACCACCAGTGCCGGGCACCGCCACGCTGGCGGTAGCCGTACCATCTGTGATCTTGACGAACGTGGCGGTACCTGCCGTACCGCCCGTGGTGTTGGTCACCGAGAGGGAAGAGGAGACAACGCCGGGCGCAGAGCCCGGCGTGTAGCCTTCGAGTCCTACCCTTAGTTCAGACACTGTCGGCCTCCTTGATAGCCTTGTCTACCTGCCAGCGCTGAGTACCCTCAGGCTGCAAGCCTTGGTTGACAGCGGACTCGTAGTGATCGAGATCCTTGTCCCAAGTCTTCTGCTTCTTGCCGTACTCGCCGTTGACGTGGGGCGACAACTGGATACCCTTGGCCCTCAGACATTCGCCGTAGGTCCGGTGATCCCTGGTGGCGCACGTGGCGGAGCAGTTGGCCCCCTTTACACGTGCAGGCCTCGAAGATGTTTCCGCACGTCGGACACGTCGGCTCATCGCTCACCTACCAGTCCGATCGCTTCGATCTTCACCCAGGGGATGAGGACGACCTCGGCCTGCGGTGAAGTGTGGATGTCCCAGCGGAACTTGACGAACGTGTCGTCCCAGTCCATGACCTCAAGGCCGGTCAGGGTCCGGCCCCCCTTCTCCAGGGAGACGATGGAACCCTTCTTGAGCAGCCCTTCAGGGGCTGCGGTCTTCTTCTGTGCGGGCGGCATGTTAGTTCAGGTATCCTTCGGAGACTCGGAAGATGTCGGGACGGAACACGTTGTGGCTCGAAGCCGCAGCAGCCGTTCTAATGGCCTTAGCCTGGACGGCAGCAGCTTCCCCGGGCATCGTGCTAGATCGGGGCTTAGGCGTGCGCTGGAAGCCCTTCACGGGGGCAGGGGAAGCAATGCCGATCCAGCTGGGCATGCTAGTCACGGTACTTACCCCCATCGGTCTCGCCGTACACGCCCTGAGTGTGAGCGTCATGGGTAGACGTGAGAGCAGCGAGCTTGTACGGATCCATCGTCCGGAAGACGATGGCCTCAAGGATGCCCTTCTCGTTGTTCTCCGTCAGGGTTGCCTTACCGCCAGGACCAGCGATCTCGGTCGGGTAGTCGGCAACGTCGTTGTTGCGAGGCTCGAACAGTTCATCCTGCGGAGTGGTGACCGCGTTGCGGTAAACGTCGCTCACTTGCCCTTCCTTCCCTTGGCGGCCATCGAGGCCATCTTCTTGGCGCCGTACTTCTTGCGGCCAGCAGCAGCGGCGATAGCCGCTCCCTTCTTGCCTCCACCGGCCGCCTTAGCGACGGCGGCGAAGCGCCCACCCTGACCGAGGGGAGCTTTCTTGTTGGGCTTAGCCATGGTTCTCCTTAAGAGAGGGCGCCCCAAGTGGCGCCACCTGCGAGTGCCCTACCGGACATGGTTACGGATGGAGGCAGGGCCGTAAGCCCTGACCCGGAGGTTGCCCATCTTGCCGTCGATACGGAAAGGTTCAGGTTGATGGTCGCTGCCTGAGCGGCGGAACCGAGGGATCTGAGCAGCGACATGGGCGTAGTCCCGTTGGACAGGAAGCCAAGGTGGTACGTGCCAGCGGGGATAGGAACCGAAGAGACGAACGGCGTGACCTTCAGGCCGGTGCTGGTCCAGCTGGCAGACTGATCGGCAGAAGAGGCCAGCAGGGTTCCCGTGGAGTTGTACAGTCCAACCAGGTTCTGCCCGGAAGTCAGGGTTGATCCTGCTGTCATCACAGCGTAGATCGCGTTGATCGCGGTGGTAGCGGTCATTACGTCGATACGTGCCATGTAGAGCTGGCCAGTCACCAGGCCGGTAGATCCCTGCCCGAGGGCGGGATCGTAGTTCCATGCGATCCATCCTGCATCGGGAGCCTGAAGCTGTTCGTTGCCTTCGATCAGCGTGAGCCTGCTGTCTTGCGTTACGTTGGTGGCCGTGTTCGCGGTGATCCTGGTGTCCTGATCGACGAATGCAGCGTTGACCGGAACATCCCAGTTGAGCGTTCCCGGAGCGATAGGTGTGTACGTCAAGAGCCGAAGCCTCCTTCTCCGAAGCCGCCCTGACCGAAGCCTTGGTTGGGTGCTAGAACGAAGTTGCTGTTGTCTGCTACGCCTGAAGAGATCAGGCAAGCCTTGGTTGCGTCGTCCACGAGGTGTTCGTATCCCCCGCGAAAGTAGTGAAGGCCAGCCGAAGGGGCTGGCCAGAAGTCAGTGTCCTGTGCGTTCGGATTGACCGGGAGATTGACTGCGCCGATCTCGTTGGTGTACGCGTCGTATCGAGTTGTTTCGTACACGCAGGGCGAGACTTCAACGACAGACAATCCCCGGTTCATCCTGTAGCGCTCCATGAGCGGGTTCCACGCGAAGGGAGCCTCAGCAACCGTAGGCGTGGTGAAGATCCATGTAGCCACTGAAGCTCCCTTTCCTCCTTGCTTAAGCGCCCGGCGCCTTGTCGGTGAGCCAGGTCGTACCGTTGTTGTACACTTCGGTGGCGCTGATGGCGCCAGCCGCACCAACCGCATGGGTGGCAACACCCACACCGTTGATGTTGCCGGTGATGTTCACGACGTTGGTCGCGGTGGCATCACGGCGAATGACGTAGTTGCGACCAGGCTGAACCGTTGTGGGGTCAGGAAGGGCAACGTTCGTCGGGTTGGCGCCGGGAGAGACTGCAATGACGTAGTCGTTGTTCGTCGCCGTAGTCGCAGCAGTGACGCTGCGAACCGTGTAGCTCGTATTGTCGAGACCAGACATTTATCCTCCTTGGATGGAGAGGGGCCGCTCAGAGTTTGACGACCGTAGCCCCCTTGCGAGACTCGGCCCCTCGGTTCATCAGGTAGTCGGGCGGGCCGTCGAGGACGTCTGCGCCACGATCAGGGACTCCGGACGGTACAGGCTCCAACCGGCCACGCCGTACCAACCGAGAGGCTGGAAGCGGGTCAGCTTGTCGACGACCGGACCACGGACCGTGTGGAACTCTTCAGCGACAGCCTCAGCAAGAGCCTGCTGACCGGTGAAGTACGTGTTGAACACGCGGACCTGGGAACCACCAGCGCCAGCACCGGCCTGGACGTTCTGGGCACGAGGCGTCTCGATGTAGCAGGCACCCTCGTACTCGCCCAGCTCGGACGCCCAGATGTTGCCGGGAGCCGAGTACTCGTGCGGCTGACGCCACGAGCCAGCGCCGGTCTCCTTCTTCAGGTCGAAGGAAGCCTGCGGGTGAACGTAGGCCGTGTAGTACGAGCCCTTGTTCGGGTGGACCTTGTTGGTGCGAAGCTGAGTGACAGCGAACCGGGCCATGTCGGAAGACAGGGTCGAGTTACCGGCAGAACCAGAGGTGCCGATAGAGGTCAGGGCAACCGGGTTGGTCGGCGTGGAGCCGAAGCCGTAGCCGATAGCACCAGTCGTACCGTCACGCCGAAGCGTCTGCGTACCCGCAGCAAGGACGTTCTGGACCAGAAGGTCAACCGAGTCGATCAGGTTCCACGCCACCTGGTTGACGAGACCGGCGGTCACGTCGGTGAACGAGAACAGGTCGAGCTTGTTGGACACGAGGATCGCGTTACCGTACTCGTTCAGAGTGACGGACACGGTCGTCGGGTTACCGGCCGCAACGGCGTCCGGGTCAACCAGCTCGTTGAGCGGGGTGATCGACTGAGCAAGGTCCTGGTACAGAGAGAAGACGACGGACGAACCCGGCATCGACTGCTGGACAGGTCGCTTGTCAGCGATCATGCGGAACATGGGCTGGGCACGGAGGGCGAACTCAAGAGCGCGGTCGTACGCGGTCTGGACGAGGTTCGCCATTGCCGTAGTGCCGGTAAAGGCGTTAGCCATTACAACTCCTTAGGTATGTCACATGCGGTTCAATCGTTCGAAAGCCGCGATGATGTCAGCGTTACTGGAAGCGTCACCGATAGAAGCCTGAGCAGCCTCGAGGTTCCCCGTCGGGGTACCGTTCTGACCTGCTTCACTCATCCGCTGGAACTGGGCCTGCATGGACGCAGGCAGTACCGGTTCAGCGGCCTGGCTCGTGTCGGCAACGGACGGGGTCTCCCCCTGATTGCCACCAAAGACGCCACGCATGGATTCAACCCACGCCTTGGCCTTCTCCGGATCGGCCTCACCGGTGTACACGTTCTGTGCACCCGGGACGCCCAGGTTCTCGAAAACGGAAGCGAGCTTGGCCTTCTCTTCGCGCTCCATGAAGCTCGTCAGCTTCGAAGTGAGATCGTCGATCTGCGCCTTCTGCTTCTCGTAGGCGGTACGCAGTGCCTTAGGGCCGCTCATTTCGCTGTCGTTGCCCAGGCTGCTGCCGTCGTTGTCGTTTTCGTCGAAACCCCAGTTGGTCATAGTGACCTCTCCCTTTGAGTGTGACGCCAAGAGACATACGCAGGGGTGCGTAAGCTCCGCTCGTCGATGATTGGTGTTGCGCCCGGTCTTAGCTACATCGCAAGGGGCCGGTCGATCCTTGCAATGGTGGATGGGGCGGGAGTCGAACCCGCCCTACACCATCATC